TTATTGATTAAAGTTTCTGCCATTGCATAGGTGTAGTTGCCTATGGTTGTCATATCGTCTCCATTCATACCTGTTTTGCATACTGCAACGAAGTAAGCCTTATGTGTTAGGAGCAGCCATATAGCAGTTAGTTTTCTCATCTGCCTTGACCTTTATATGCTTTCGGTCTTGGGTTATGCTTGTTGAAGGACTTCTTTGCAGAGCCTCTTTTGCGTTTACCGAAGTTTACCTTTGAGCTATTTTCTTTAATCTTTGCCATAATTACAATAAAATAGAGTTTAATCTGTTAATTGCGTTTTGATAATTTTCTGGGTTAAGTTCACTTCCTATCCAATTAATACCATTTTTCTTGCATACTACTGCTGTTGTTCCGCTACCCATAAAGCTATCGTAAACTAAATCTGTTGGTCTACTTGCTACCTTTAATATTCTATCTACCAAAGCCTCTGGCATTTGTGTAGGGTGCAGCCTTTCGTTTTTAGGTATGTTATGAGGTACGTTCCATACAGAAGATAACGGGTCGTGAATGCCACAATCTTCATTTAAGTAAATATCGTCTCCTTTTGATAAATGATATATTATTTCATAGTCCAAGTGAAACCTTTTGTTTGTACTATCAAAGCTACCGCTATATTTCCAAATAATATAACTCTTAAATTTTAGATCTGTAAACTCATTAAGAAACTCAATCCAATGCGGTGTCCTTAGTGTTTTATCAAATGTTTTGCTTTTTATGTTAAAGTATATTTGACCTGTCGGCTTTAATATTCTTTTATATTCTCCAAATAGTTTAGTTAAATAATCGGAATAAAACTTAATAAATAGAATGTCTTTTGACTTTGCCCCGTAACCTGCACCAGATATATCTTCGTATGGTGGAGATGTAATAATCAAATCAACATAGTCATTTGGCATTCGTGCCATTGTTTCTAAGTTATCCTCGTTATATATTTTATTGATTTCCATTGTTTAATTTTTGGTTATGTATGTCTTTTAGAAACTCTTTATATTGTTTTTTGTCTCCGTATTCTATGTGGCACTTCCTACATAATCCCATCAGGTTTTCTATTGTGTCCTTCTCATTTGTGCCACCCATACCTCTTGCCTCTATATGATGCACATCTACCGCTTGTGAGCCACACACTTCACAGGGAATGAAGTCCGTTGTTTTATACCCCATCCCCTGCAAATATATCTGCGTGTGTTTTTTCATAGCTTCCCCATTAAATTTTCCGTTGATTAATAATTAAAAATTTAACTATGAGAAATTAATTTACTATAAATATACTTTCGGTCTAAATTTATCTCCTCAAAGTTATAGTTCTTTTTGCAGAACTCAAATAGTTTATCTCCGCTTTCCTTTCTAATCTGCTCATCATTTACCAAATCTTTAATATGCTTATACCAATCCTTTTGGCTTTTAACATAATGCACCGGCATATCTAGGTAAGGATTGACATAGCTAACAATGGCAGGGTTCTTTTTAGCAGCCGTTTCTAATACTTTAAGATTTGACTTCATAGCGTTGAACTTGTTATCTACCAGAGGTATGATTGAAATGTCGCTATCTGTGTAAGCCCCCATGTATTCTGTAACCTTTGCATAGTTATATATCGTTGGGTTAAGTTTTAGTCCGCAAGTAAACGCATCTATCATTTTATCCCATACCGGCTTTTCGCCATCGTTGTACCCGGCTATCACAGTTCTTATATTCATACCTTGTAACCTTTTGAAAGGCTGCCTAATTAAATCTAAGTCTCTTTCGTGTGTTCCGCTTCCTGACCAGAATAGTCTAACCTTGTCGCTTTCTAACTTCTCATCTCTAAATTGCTCGTCTCCGTAAGGTAAAGCGTTTGGTAATATGTGAACGTTCTTATTGTAAAGGCTTATCTCTGCTGCTAACCTTTCGTGTGTGCAGGTACAAAGGTCAGCTATCTTTAAGTAGTCGGTAATCTGTTTGCCTATGTTATTGTATTTGTATCGGTAATATAACAAATGGCTTTCGCTAAGTTCCCAATGGTCATCATTATCTACTACCAACTTAAAGCCGTACTTAGTCCTCCAAGTGTCCATTTGCTTTGCATCTATCTCGTTAAGCATTCTATTCATAAGCACAATATCCCACCCCTGTTCTAATAACTCATCATTAAGTACGTCTGTAATAAGTGCGTAGTCCTTTTGCATATGTACTATTGGCATCATTATCCTATGAAAGCCAACACCCGAATTGGCTGAGGTTATACAAAGTATTCGCATCTTATATTCTTTTGGTTGTGATAGATGTCCTGGTATTTTTCCCATACGCTTTGTGCTCTTGCCAAGCTTTCGTCTTTCATTCGTCTATAATCTGTTCCGTTGCCGACATCGTGTCCTATATGTTCTGACCTCATATCCGGCAGGTAGTAATTTGTAAAGCCTGTAATAGTTGCTCGTTCTCCATAATCTCTATCTTGCATTCCATAGGGGTCATACTCTTCGTTGTAACCGCCAACCGCATCTATAAGTTCACGAGTAATAAAATTATCGCCAAAAGGTGTGTGCGTTTTATGTACTCCGTCTACTATTGGTGGCAGCTCCTCTACACAATGTATTCCTATTATTCCGGTCTTTTCTATTCGTTGTGCAAATAAAACAAACTTAGCTAACCAATTTTCAGGTAGTAATATATCATTGGCTAACAAACAAACCGCATCATAGTTTTGAGTTATCCTAAGTCCTGCGTTTACTCCGGCTGCTATGCCTCGCTTTTCTTTTGATAAGTCATATCCGGCAAACGGGTAGTTGAAGTTCTCGTGCGTGTCGCTTCCGTTATCTATTAGAAAGCAGTCTGCATTGTAACCAGAGTTAAAAAAGTTTTGCTTAATTACACGCTGAGTTAAATCGTGTCTGTTTTGTGTAAGTAATAAAATTGCTACATTCATTATCTTATGTTTGAGCCGATTTCCCTTGCCGGAACTCCTGCGTATTTAGTATTTGCTTTTGCTTCGCCTTTTAAGAAGGCACTTGCTCCTATCATACAATTTTCTCCAACGTGTGTAAACTGATGTAATACTGCGTTAAGTCCTATATTGCTTCCTTCTTCTATAATCGAGTGTCCACCTATTTTAGCTCCGCAGCTTATAGTAACATTGTCAAATATTGAGCAGTCATGTCCTATGTGTGCGTGTTTCATTATGAAACAATTATTTTGAATATAGGTAACATCTTCTGTTCCTGCATCTATTGTTACAAGTCCTGTAATGATATTGTTATCGCCAATATAAACTTTGCCTTTTTCTTTTTGCCAGAACTTTTTATGCTCTGCTTTGTCTCCGATAATACAATAAGCTCCGATGTAGTTGCCATCTCCGATAATTACGTTATCGCCTATAATAGCAGTAGGGTGGATAAAGTTTGCCATAATTAAGTAGTACAAGCGCAGTCATACGCAGGGTTTATGTTATCTAAATCAAATTCCTTAAACAAGTTATTTTTGATATGCTTTTAAGCGTTTCTATTGTTACACCATTAAAGTAAGTGTATTTGCTATTCTTTTCGTCATTAATCCATTCGTCTGCAAGTTCTGGGAACTCTCTTAATATTGCTAATATAGCATTTTTACCTTTCATAAAACACAAAGTACAGTTCCCTAATATAGAAGGTATTTCCAAAGTGTAAGGCTTTTTGCTCCAATACTCATTTACCATTTGTTTAGTAATCTTGCTTTCAAACAAAGGGAACTTATCGTGTACCTTCTTAAATCTTTGAGTGCGTCTGATAACTCGCATTGGTTCGTCAAATCTAAACCCTACTAAGTTTTCAAATTCTCTAACTCCTATGCTTCTTAAATATCTTTTAGCAGTTTTAATCTTTAATTCGATTGTGCAAAATCTTTTGAACTGATTAGGTAAGGCTTTATTCTTTTTTAACATTCCCGTAAAGCCACCTTCATAGCTTATTCTTGTTACAGGTATATTTTCAAAAGCCTCAAAGTCATTAATAAATTTATAGGTTTTAGGGTGTTCCCTCATAGTATCGCAGAACAATACTATGTCTCCTGGATTATATTCTTGGATAGTCATATAAGCAGAAGTCTTGCCACCGCTAAAATTAATTACTCTTTGCATTGCGTTTAGGTTTTGGTTGTTCTTCGTACCAAGTATACAATCGTTTAATCATATCGAATATACAATTACCGCACCATACTGTTAAGATAAAATCTGCACTCATATACTTGCGATAGATATGCTCGTACATTTTTAAGATGTCTAAATCAATATTACGCACATATCCATTCTGGACTGTATGCCAATTACCAACGTTATCATCTAAGAATTTTCTGTGTTCTATTTCCATAAGTTCCACATTAGTTTAGAAAGTAAAGGAGCAGCTACTCCTGGTATAAATACAAACGCAATAACATCGG